TCTATTGTAAATAGTTCACCACTTCAACTTCATATGTCGGAAATTCGTGATAAGAAGTCAACTTATTTCAACTCTAGAGTTGTTATATTTTCCTCTAACACCGAGAATCCTCAACCACTGTCCATAACGACCCCAGCGGCACTTTACCGTAGAATGCATCTGTGTGCAGAAGTTTCTGTCAGGCAGGAATGCGGTACCCTTTGTGATGAAGGATACTACAAACCAGACAAAGACAAAATTGCTGCATATGAAGCACAAAACGGAATTGTGTCAGGAGCTTTCAAGACATGCCAATATCAGTTCAAACTTTACAGAATGACTACTGAAGGTGTTGTTGTAACGAAAGCAGGTCTTTCATATGATCGTTTCATGGAAATAATAAACGAGAATTATGATGAAAAGGACGCAGAAGAAACAAGCCTCTTTGAAGATATGTGTGCCCGAAACGGTATTGATCCTAAGGAAACAGATCAATCAACCTTATTAGATCGCATCACAGAATTGAAGCAGGAAATGACTTCTGAGGAGATTCTTGCCAGTCTTGAGAAGATTGAGTATATAGGTGCAAAGGAAAAGGTGAAGGAAACTTTCACTGGCCCCCTAGCCTACCTCAATGACAAAATTACTCAAGTTCGTGACACGGTTAAGAAGATGGACCTCCGGACGGCATTCAAAGGATATTACACTCAGTTCTCAGATTTCTTAAGCAACCACATCGCTGCATTTGTTTTTAAGGTTAAAAACAAAGTGACTAGCGTTGCTGAGCAGTTCATGGAATATACAACTGCAATGTTTGGTTGTGTGTATCACAAAGCTTGCGACTTTTCGAAGTCTGCAGTGGACGGTGCACTTAAATATGGTAAGGACGTAATGGATATTTTGATTATGATTGGTACAGCGGTTGTCTCGTACTTCATAGCCAAAAAGACCTTCTCAGTACTTACCGGAGAGAAAACTAAAGAGAAATGTGACTACGTAGCACATGGCGGTAAAACGACATATGCTTGTGGAAAGTGTAATTTCTGCGATATGAGGAGTTTCACAGGATGTTCATCTTGTGACGCGAATCGTGTCCAGATCCTGGTTAGCAGTAGCTTGCTCGACCTTGACGCACCTCAACTGGCTAGGCTTTTAGAAACATGCACCCCGTGTGTATGTGGAAATCAAGCCGAGTCCAGAGAGCTGTCGACAAGGAAGCTACACTTGCGTAACACTGCTGAATCTCGCGAAATAAACACTCGCAAGACTTTGGTAAGAAATGTTGCACAAGGCAACCCAGGAGCCTCTGAATCGAAGGTATACACGTCTAACGTACTTGATAAGTTGCGACGTCGAGACCTTGTATCCTATGAGATGGTAACCTCTACCGTTGAAAAGAATGCAAGATCTTTGATTATCGAAACTAATGAAGGACGTACTTTGGATAGTAACATTGTTTTTGTGACAGGCAGGATTGGCATCACAACCAATCATATGTTTGCACTGGACTTTGCTTCTATTCAATTAAGGCATGTGAACCCCAACTGTCCACCGATGAAGTTTATGAAAGAACAGCTTAAGATAGTTCAATGTCAAGACGCAGCAGGTAACCCTGTTGATCTTGCTATGGTCGAACTTCCTAAGTGTGTTGCTGCCTTCCCAGATATTACGAACAAGTTCCTTTGCGCGAACAATTTTCAATTTCTGAATAAGGAAGCAACAGCTATCATAAGATCTTCATTGGTCTTGAACCCCACCAAAAACTTTGTGGTGGTGAAAGAGAACAAGTCATCTGATTTCAACTTTGTGGATAGTACTCTTGAGTACACATCTCTCAAAGGTGAAATAGTGACAGTAAACTCTTACATCTCTACGAACATATGGAACGGATCAGGACTATGTGGTTCACTAGTAGCGTTGGAAGGTAAAACTTTCAATTCAAAACTAGTTGGACTGCACGTGGCCGGTAATCCTCAACTTGGATACTCTTTTATCTATCCTGTTTCGCAACAATTCCTAAAGCACAATCTAAAGAACTTTGGTATCATGAGTAAAATTGATGGACGCTTACCTTATGCACAAGCCGGTGCTTCTACTGTCATCCCCGGTGACATAGAGCATATTGGTGAAATGAAAAAGGTACCCAGCGCCCCATCTAAATCTCAACTGAATCCGTCTTTGATACACAACCGTGTAATGGAAACGACAACCAAACCAGCTCATCTACGACCAAAAGAAGTGGATGGAGTGTTGATCGACCCAAAAATCAAAGGCATCAGTAAAGTGACCAAGGAACAAGTGTGGTTAGACGACGAATATGTCAAAGTCATTAAAGATGATCTGAGAAAGGTTATCTTTAAGGATAGTGACATAAGACGTGTACTAAGCATGCAAGAAGGTGTTGAAGGCATCGAAGGTGAACAATTTATTGCTCCCATCAATCGTACTACTTCTCCTGGTTACCCATTCAATCTTGAAAACCCTGCAAAGGGCAAACAACATTGGTTGGGTAGCGATGAGGAGTATATTATTGATGATGAAGTACAAGAAGATGTTCAAACTTTGATCGAAAGTTGCAGACAGGCTAAGAGAGGAGATGTTATCTTCGTGGCTACTCTAAAGGACGAACGCCGACCTAAGGCAAAGGTGGATGCTATGAAGACGC